ACTACTGAGTACATTGCTCGTCAAGATGCAATGATTAACAAAGAAGCTTCCATGGTTCGTAAGCAAGATTACAAAGGTCGTTATCAGTGATGAAAAAAGTAGCAGTTCAGAAAGGGCCTGTTAAGGCGAATGTGAAGACATCTAAGATGCTTCCTGAGGCTGTGAAAGTAAAAGATGCAGCAAAAGCCAAGAAGATGAAAGTTTCTGGCCAAGAAATGAAAATGCTCAAAAAGTGCTAGAATGACAAAAGACAATATGAGCCTCTACGATCCGACTAGAAAGACCGTAGGGGCTATTTATAGAGATTTGCAGATCAATGGGAATAAAGATCCTGTAACTGTTGGTGATATGACAAATGAACTGCAAAGTTCGCTTGTCTGCGATCTCAACGAAACAATAGAGTCAGATCCTTATGATGGACGAGACTTTTATATTACGGTTCATGAGTCCAAAGATCTTCAGATGCCCTCTATGATTCGCCGAAGGATGGTGACGACTTTATATCGTCCTTATCCTGAGGATGATACGCTTGTGTTTTTTGTGTCTAAGAGACTTTGTGATGTGAAGTTCTGCTGGTGTTTACCACACTGGTCAGAGATGGACAACATGCTAGCAAATCCTGATCTTTTTCCGGACGATCTTTTAACAGAGATCCGAGCTTGGAAGAATGTCGATCTTTATCATTTCGGTTTCATGAAAGATCAGAATGGGAATTGGACTCCTAATGAGCATTTCAAAGACCAAGAGATGAAGCCAAGAGTTCAGACTTTCAATTTAATCACTGTCTAGTCTTTTCATTAAAATAATTATTATATACATTAAGCCCAAGGTTACCACTTGCCTTTAAAAAGTGTGTACGGTGTAACGCATCTCACCAATGCAAAGGAAATACATGGACGAAGTTCAAGAAAACAGCGCAATTCCAGAGGTCGCACCTCAAGCAACTGAAATCCAAGAGGCCCAACCAGTCGTTCAAGAAGCTCCGAAGGTTATCCAAGAGGATGATCGTCAAGAGCGTAATTGGAAAGCTGCAAGGGAAAGGCAAAAAGATCTCGAAAGAGAACTGAAGATGAAGAATGAGTTGCTTGAGAGGTTTTTAACTTCACCTGCTGCTCAGCCGCCTAAGGAAGTCGATGAATTTGATGCAATTGGTGATGATGAGTTTATCCCGAAAGGTAAAGTTTCAAAGCTGATTGAAAAAAAGGCGATGAAAATCGCTGGAGAGATTGCCCAACAGGAGACGCAAAAGATCCTTAAGGCAAGAGATCAAGATCAATTCTTAGATAAACTGAAGCGTAAGTACTCAGATTTCGACGAGGTTGTTAATGCCGACACAATGGCTTTATTAGAACAACAAGACCCTGAACTTGCTGAGACGATTGTAGACCTAAAAGATCCATACAAAATAGGCATGCAAACCTATAAGTATGTTAAGGCGATGAATTTAAATGCAAAAGTCCCGGATAGCCGACGTGCTAAGGAAGTTGAGAAGAAGCTTGAGCAGAATGCTAAAACCATTCAGTCGCCCCAAGCCTATGACAAACGTCCGATGGCGCAGGCTTTCAAAATGACGGATGCAGAGAAGACACAGCTTTATTCTGAGATGATGGGATACGCTTCTCAAGTCTAGCTTCAGGGTAACCGAAAGAGGTTACAATGACAGTTTCAATTAACACAATGCCGCCGCAAATTCAGCAGCGGTATAATGCTAAATTGTTGTCTACTCCAGAGCGCAACTTGGTGCATATGCTTTTTGCAACACCTGTTGAACTCCCAGACAACCAAGGTTTTATTGATCGCCAGTCTCGTTATGACAGACTCGATCTTTTCCCTGTGCCTCTTGATGATGCACAAACCAATCCACCTTCACAGCAATTGAATCGTGTAGACGTAGATTGCCGCGTGAGAGTGTATGCGACCTATATCGTTCTTACCCGTCAAGTTACAATCACAAACGAAGATCCTGTATTGAATTCTGCAGCTGCTCGTCTTGGACAAGCAATGCGTGAAACTCAAGACGTTCTTGTTCGTGATAGTCTTGAATCATCAGCATCTATCATCAACTGTGTTGGTGGTGGAAATGGCGATTTGCCAACAGAAATGAGTCTTTCTGATGTTGATGATGTTGTGACTGTTCTCCAGAACAACTCTGGTGAATACATCACAAACATGATCGGTGGTGAGAACAAGTTTGGTACATCTCCTATCGGCGATTGCTATGGCGCGATGTTGACAACACGTATGATTCCTGTTTTGAATGGCATTTCAGGGTTTGTTCGTAAGTTTCAATATCCAAACATTGACAAGACTCTTTCAACTGAATGGGGCGGCGTGAACAACGTTCGTTTCTTCGTTTCAGAGCAAGGGTCAGTAACACCTAGCGCATCTTTACTTGGTAATGATGTAGCTAACTGCTTTGTTTCAGCTAAAGAAGCTTACAAAGTTGTTTGGCAAGCAGGAGGAAAGGCTAAGTTCATTTACATGCCTCCTGGGTACAATAACGATCCTTGCATGTTAAGACATACTGCAGGTTGTTCATTCTACCAAGGTCAGTGCATTACAAATGATCTTTGGATGCAAAACCTTCGCTCAACCGGTATTTAAGGAGGTCTAACATGTTACCTTTCCAAGTTATTCAAGGGGGATCTTTTACCTCTGCAGCATCAGCTGCTTATCATGATGTTGTTTTGTCATGCCAGCCAGATCTTTTCATGCTTCGTAATAGAAGCGATTGGGGTGATGATACAGCAGTGACGGCTATTGAATCAGAGTTTCATCGTGGGATGGCTGCTGGTTCTGCTCAAACAATTGATCAAGCAAACGCTACAGGCGCTTTGTCATCAAATCTTGTTTCAAGCAATGGTTTTACGTTTATTGACCAAGCAAATCCTCCTGTTTTTGCTCCTCTTGCAGCAACGGCTATCTCTGGTATTGCAGGGACTTTTGTTGTTTTGATGGCAAATACAGGTTCAATTGTTGTTGGTGATTGGGTAAGACTCTATGCAACCACAGGTGAACTTCAAATTGCTGGTTACTCTTTCCAAGTGACTGCAGTATCTGCAAACGTAAGTATCACACTTGGTTACATGGCATCTGGTGGACAAACATTTGTAGCGGATGCAACAGCTGCTCAAGTTGTTAAGTTCATTCAGACAGGGTTCTATCCTCGTGAAATGTTGATTGCTAATATTTCACAAGCAGCGCAAGCCGTTGTTCATTTCACAGGCCAGCATGATTTCACACCTGGGGAGATTGTTTCTTTCCGCGTGTCTTCAGCTTTTGGCATGGATGAAATCAACAACAAAGCAGTGCGAGTGCTAAGTGTTGTGAATAGCGGAACTGTTTCTTCGATCACACTTGATCTTGATACTTCTGCCTACACAGCCTTTGCGTTCCCAACAAGCGCTGTCGCTGCAGCTGGCGTAAGCCCTGCTGTTTGTGTGCCTTCTTCATCAGGTGTTGTTCCTTATAATGGCAGTGCAAGCGTTGCACAACAGCCTCCAGGAACAAACTTGCAAGATGCCTTTGACAATAGAAGCCGCTACGTTATGCGTTGTGGGACAAACGTTGTCACTGCTGTATCTACAGTCTATGACTGGGTAGCATACAAATACGATACGTTTGTTGCTGAGTAAATATGTGGAGGGGGATTTTTCTCCCTCCTTTTGAGTTTATAACAATCTTCGCAGGTGTTGCGAAAAAAAAGGATTTTATATGTTGCCTTTTCAATTTATCGAGGGTGGAACATTCCGAACAAATGGCGATCCACAATCATTTAATGTTCGTCTTTCTGATGAACCGGATGTATTTGTGATCAGAAACAATAGTTTTCCAGATTCTGGAACGCCTAAGGAATCAAGATGGTATAAAGGAATGGAAGAAGGGGCAGCATTGACGTTAAACGCGGCGCCTGACCTTTCTACAAACGTTTTGACACAAGGTGGATTTACCTTTATCGATAGAGAGAATCTTCCAAATTTTGCGCCTCTTCCAACAACTGCAATTACTTGTACTGGGGGATGGCAATGCGACATGGTAGATACAGGCAACATTAATCCAGGCGACTGGGTAAGACTGTATGACACAACAGGAGCACTGCAAATTGGTGGATATGCTTTTGAGGTAGCTTCAGTAAACGTGAATGTTAGCATTACATTGTATGTAAATAATACCACACTTGTTCTTGCAGCGGATGCAACAGCTGGGCAAGTCATTAAGTTTATTCCAAAAGGGCATTACCCAAGCTGGAGTTATATAGCATCAATTTCATCTGTTGGATCTAGAGCGACTATTGAATTTACAGGACATCACCCCTACACAAGAGGAGAAATTGTAACGTTTCGCGTTCCTAAACAGTTTGGAATGAAAGAAATAAACAACAAATCAGCTCGTGTTATTGACTCAGTCAACACAGCATTTAGTTTTTATATTGACGTAGATATTGATGTTTCAGGATTTACTCCATTTGCATTTCCTTTAAGTGCAGAAGCAGCTCCTGGAGCCGGATTTAGTCCCGCTTTAGTTCTTCCTGCAGCTTCTGGTGTTGTTCCTGGGATAAATGCTGCATTTCAATATTCACCAACAGTGAATTCACAGCCCCCGAGAACAAATCTTGAAGATGCGTTTGATAATCGTGATCGCTACTACATGAACATGGGTAAAGGGGTCATTTTTGATACTGATCCAAATGAATACAACTGGTACGCCTACAAATTTGACAAAAGAAACTAAGCTGTAAAGCCGCTTTACATAAGGAGAATACACATGGAAGTTAAAGAAATCAGGAAAAAGTCACTCAACACATCGACTCCAGAGAAAACGGAAGAGATGATTAAGAAGCTTCGTAAGGAGCATGACGTTCTACGTAAGGGAATGTTTGAATTTATCGATGCTCAAGGAGGCTGGTTAGACTTCTCCTACCGCTTTTTTAAGGGCGAGCCTATCCAAACCTACCGATTCATTCACGGAGAGATCTGCGAGATCCCTATGGGCATTGTAAAGCATTTGAATAACATCAAGGCTAAAGTGCGCAAGCTAAACAATCTTGAGATGGCAGCTAATGGTAAAATGCCTACGACCTATGAAGTAAGATCAAGAGTTCGCTTTACACCTGTGGATGTTATGTAATGGGCAACTCAAGCATCCATGTTATTCCTGGACAAACGATCTTTGCAACCGATTGTGTTCCTAAGTTTTTCTACATCAATGCGATTACAAAAGATTTTCCTTGTGTTGTGACATTTACTGAAGATCACGACTACAAAATAGGTCAGTTCATATCGTTTCGCGTAGCAAATCCTTATGGGATGTTCCAAATGAATAACTTGCGAGGCAAGGTGCTAGATTTAACATCAAATAGTGTCACAGTAAACATAGATACTCGGCAATTTGGAACTTTTATCTATCCTGTTTCTGGTAACAATACTCCGCCAGTATCTGTTCCTGCAGGATCGGGTACAGTTCCCGCTGATTACGTGGCTACTGTGACACTTGCTGATGCTTTTGACAATTTGAGGACATGATGAAGAGAATACGTAGTGTATGCTTTAGGTTATCTCTGTTTTGTGGCATTTTAAAGGAAATATTTGACGAAGGTACAAGCTAATGGCGATAGGTACTCTACAAGCTATCATCACCAAGGTTCGTAAGCTCACAGGCACTGCAACGAACTTTCAGTTGACAGATGCAATGATCATTGATTACATCAACAGCTTTTACCTTTATGATTTTCCCGCTCAGTTTAGGTCTTTGAAGCTTAAAGACAGATATACCTTCAATACCATTAGGGGCATTGATGTCTATCCTTTCGATTCTGAGCACTATTCGACCATTCAGATGCCCTGTTTATGTGCTAAGCGTGAAATACCACTCTATCAGGATAATTGGGGCTTCTACGGCCTCTGGTTCAATTGGCAGTATCAAGAAACAATGACACAAGGCGATGGTACTGTTGGTCCATATACTTACACTACGACAGCAAATCCCATAATCCGAAGTGTAAATAATAACCCAATTACTCAAACGCCAACATCACCTACTGGAGTTTTTCCGGCTGGATACCCTCCAAAGACACCTCAATTTACACAAGAACCTAATCCATCTCGTGTTCAAAACATTCTAATTACCGCAAATAGTTCGCTAGGAACCACACAAAACATTACAGATGATGGAGCAGGAAATTTAATCGGAGATGGATCTGGAACAATAAATTATAATACAGGCGCTGTTTCTGTAACGTTTACGAATGTGGTTCCATCAGGTGAGAATATCACCATCATGTACAACCCAACCCAGCTAAACATTCCTCAAAGCATCCTATTCTTCCAAAACCAGTTTACTTTGCGTCCTGTGCCTGATAAAGGCTATACGATTGAACTTGTCGGTTATAGACTGCCATCACAAGCCATTTTAGGATCTACGGATCCAGATAATCCCGACTATGCCGGTGTTCCTGAACTTTTAGAATGGTGGGAAACACTTGCGTTTGGAGCTTCCAAAAAAATCTATCAAGATAGACTTGATCCTGATGGGGTTGCTTTGATGGAACAGAACTTACAAGAAGCTTATTTACTAAACGAATCAAGAACTTATGCCCAACTCGGAAAACAATCGATGCAGACCATTTATCGTGGTCAGTTGACCAATGGTGCATCAGATGGAGCAGGATGGGGATGGGGTTCTGGTTCTTCATCATAACGAGGAAATATGAGCTATACCGCCAATGTCCCTGTGTCAGGACAATCACTGGGTAATTCTAGGCCAATTATCAATCAGAATTTTCAAACAATTGACACAGCATTCACTGTTAACCATAAAAATTTCAATAATGCACAAGCTGGTAAACATGAATTAGTACAATTACCAACTGCACAAGCGGCATCACCAGGAACAGCTGCAGGAGAAATTGCTCTTTATTCAAAAGATGTAGCAGGAGTTCC